ACAAACTTTTTCATTTGTACCTCAATTCTGTTGACATTTAATACGAAAAATGATAAAATAACTAATAACTTCTTATATTTATGAATAAAAGGACCTTTATGACACCTTCCTTTATGGTTTTTGACAATTTTTACTCCAATGCTATGGGTGTCAGAGATTATGCATTATCTTTACCATTTGATGTTAAAGGTAATTATCCTGGTGCCAGAACCGCAATTATGCAAGGTGAACACAACACCAATGCCAAAGCCATGTTTGAGAATATTCTCCGCAGGAATATTACATGGTGGCCAGAAGAATACAATACAGCTTTCCAGTTTACCACATCACAAGATAAAACATGGGTTCATTATGATCCAACCAATTGGGCGGCAGTTCTTTATTTGACACCCGATGCACCACTAGAATCGGGAACTGCTATTTACCGAAATAAAGAATCCAAAGTTTTCATGCTAGACCGAAATGATCCTAAAACGGATTATAATTCCTCGGCTGAGGATATAAACGAGGTCGATAAATGGGAACCAATCATTCAAGTTTCAAACATTTTTAATCGTTTGGTTATTTACCGAGGTGAATATTACCACAGAAGTATGTTGCCAGGTTTTGGTGATTCGAAGTATAATGGACGATTATTTCAAACTTTCTTTTTCAACGCAGAGGTATAATTATGAGTATTAAAGGTTTCAAACTTGTCACAGGTGAAGAAGTCATTTCTGAATCCACAATTAGTGGAGATGGTCGTGCTTTGCTTAAAAATCCAATGCAACTCAGAGTAGTACCACCTAAAATTAACGGTGCACCGCCTTCTATGGGTTTTGTTCCGTTTCCAGCTTTTGCTGACCAATCAAAAGAGGTTACAATTCTAATTGAACCTCTACACATTGCATACACATATGATCCAGACCAAAACATCATTGATAATTACAATGCAATGATGTCAGGCGGCTCTTCAAATCAACTAATCACAGGCTAATGTCTCTTTTCTATACAAACGTACAATCTGTCGGTAACAGCATCCTATATCGTGGTGTTACTGATGGTAAACGCACAAAAATTAAAATTCCCTATCGACCAACACTTTATGAGCCATCAAAGAAAGTAACAAACTTTACTTCACTTGATGGTACATATTTACAGGATCGTAAATTCGATTCGATGCGTGACGCACGTGATTATCTCCGTCAGTTCGAAGGTGTCTCTGGTAAAACTATCTATGGTCAAAATCGTTTTGAATATGCCTTCATCGGTGAACAACACAAAGAAATGATTGATTGGGACTTTGATAAAGTCTCTATTGCAATTGTCGATATTGAGGTCGGTTCAGAGAACGGCTTCCCTGATCCATACGAAGCTAATGAACCAGTTACTGCTATTGCTCTCCGATTTATCGGTGGGCATATGTTCGTTTTCGGTTGTGGTGATTATGAAGTCAAGGGTCAAGAACGATACATGAAGTGCAAAGATGAATATCACTTGCTCAAGTTCTTTCTGAAACTCTGGCAAGAGAAATGTCCAGATGCGCTGACTGGCTGGAATACCAAGTTCTTTGATGTACCATATCTTGTGAATCGTATGCGTAAAGTTCTCGGTGAAGAAGAAGCCAAGAAATTGTCTCCGTGGAACATCATCTCTGAACGCCAAGCATTTGTTATGAACCGTAAAATGACGGTGTATGAACTTGTTGGTGTCGGTGACCTTGACTATCTTGAACTGTACAAATGGTATTCACCAAACGGCAAGTCACAAGAATCCTATCGACTTGACGCTATTGCACAATTCGAACTCGGTGAAGGTAAAATCTCATACGAAGAATATGACAATCTGCACCAGTTGTATCGTTTGAATTACCAACTGTTTATTGAATACAACATCAAAGACGTTGACTTGATTCTCAAACTTGAAGATAAACTGAAGTTACTTGAACTTGCACTCACTCTGGCTTATGACACAAAAACTAACTATGATGATGTGTTTGCACAGACTCGTATGTGGGATGCTCTGACATACAATCACTTGATGAACCAGAACATTGTGGTTCCTCCACGTGTTGTGAAAGATAAAGATGCCGCTTTCGAAGGTGCTTTCGTAAAAGACCCACAAGTTGGTCTTCACAATTGGGTTGCTTCATTTGACTTGAATTCTTTGTATCCACACTTGATGATGCAATACAACATTTCGCCTGAAACTCTCATTGAGCCAGAAGATTACACACAAGAAATGCGTGATGTTCTGTCACAAGGTGTCTCTGTTGACAAGATGTTGAAAAAACAAGTTGATTTGTCTGCTCTGGAAAATGTAACAATTACTCCGAACGGCCAATTCTTCCGTACTGATATGCAAGGCTTCTTACCTAAAATGATGGAAGACATGTATGAAGATCGTAAGAAGTTTAAGAAGATGATGATTCAGGCTAAGAAAGACTATGAGGCAGAAAAAGATGATACTAAGAAATATGACATTGAGAAACGTATCGCCAGATACAATAACCTACAGTTGGCAAAAAAAGTATCCCTTAATAGTGCTTATGGTGCTTTAGGTTCCCAATATTTTCGGTTTTATGATCTACGTATGGCCTTGGGTGTCACCACTGCTGGCCAATTCAGTATTCGTTGGATTGAATCTAAAATAAATGGTTACATGAACTCTCTGCTGAAAACGGACAAAGATTATGTAATTGCCTCTGATACAGATTCGATTTATCTCCGTCTTGGTGAATTGGTTGACAAGTTTATTAAAGACACTTCTGATAAGAATAAAGTCATTTCTTTTATGGATAAAATCTGTGAAGAAAAGATTCAACCGTTCATCGACAAGTCTTACAAAGAACTTGCTGACTATGTTCATGCGTATGACCAAAAGATGCAGATGAAACGTGAAGCACTTGCCGACAAAGGTATCTGGACTGCAAAGAAACGTTATATCATGCACGTGTACAACAATGAAGGCGTTCAGTATACCGAACCAGACATGAAAGTCATGGGTCTTGAAATGATTAAATCCTCCACGCCTGCGCCTGTGCGTGAGAAGATGAAACAAGCACTTCAGATTATGATGAAAGGTTCTGAATCTGACATGCATACATTCATCGATACTTTCCGAACTGAGTTCAAGAAGTTGAATGTTGAAGATATTTCATTTCCACGTGGTATCAATGGTCTCAAAGAATATGCTAACAAGACTACCATTTATTCTAAAGGTACACCAATCCACGTGAGAGGTGCATTGCTATATAATAAGTACCTTGAAGAAAAAGGTCTCTCTAAGAAGTATCCGTTGATCCAAGAAGGTGAAAAGATTAAATTTACCTATCTCAAAACACCAAACATATTCAAAGAAAATGTGGTGTCTTTCCCAGGAAGATTGCCCGTTGAATTTGGTCTCCAAGACTGTATCGATTACAATACACAATTCGACAAAACATTTTTAGAACCAATTAAAGTTATTCTCGATTGTATGGACTGGACAACAGAACGCACAAACTCACTATTCGATTAAAGGAAAATTATGAGCATTTTGGACAAAATTAAAAAGAACAGTTCCATTAAAGATTCGGCTATTCTAGCGAAATCTAAATTCTTTTTGGATAAGGATATGATTCCCACATCCATTCCAATTATTAACGTTGCTTTGTCCGGTAAACTGGATGGCGGCTTAACACCAGGTCTTACAATGTGGGCAGGTCCATCAAAGCACTTTAAGACTGCTTTCTCTTTGTTGATGGCCAAATCTTATTTGGACAAATATGAAGATGCCGCTCTTCTATTTTATGACTCCGAGTTTGGTACTCCGCAATCATACTTTGATTCTTTTGGTATCGATACCAATCGTGTACTTCATACTCCACTTACGGACATTGAACAGTTGAAGTTTGATATCATGCAACAACTTTCAAATCTGGAACGTGGTGATAGACTCATCATTGTTATCGATTCGATTGGTAATCTTGCATCAAAGAAAGAAGTTGATGATGCACTAGAAGGTAAGTCTGTTGCTGATATGTCCCGTGCTAAACAAGTGAAGTCTTTGTTCCGCATGGTAACACCACACTTATCACTCAAAGATATTCCAATGATTGTTGTGAATCACACATACAAAGAAATTGGTTTATATCCTAAAGATATTGTTGGTGGTGGCACAGGTTCTTATTACTCCGCTGATAACATCTTTATCATCGGTCGTCAGCAAGAAAAAGAAGGTACCGAAGTTATTGGTTACAATTTTATTATCAATGTAGAAAAATCACGTTATGTTAAAGAAAAATCTAAAATTCCTGTGTCTGTGTCTTTTGATGGCGGTATTAGCAAATGGTCTGGCTTACTTGATATTGCACTTGAATCCGGACATGTTATCAAGCCTAGCAATGGTTGGTATTCAAAGGTAGATAAAACTACCGGTGAAGTTGAAGAAAAGAAATATCGTATTAAAGATACCGATTCAAAAGAGTTTTGGATTCCAATTCTAAAAGACAAATCATTCCAAGACTATATTCAAGACAAGTATCAGATTGCTACTGGTAATATTATGCAAGGAGATATTGATGTCGAAGCAGTATAAAGAAGGTGTAGATTTTAATTATGTTATTCCTGAATCTGAAGGAACTACTGTTGGTATTAAATTACTGACAGGTCAATACTCAGATACCGTTTATCAATATGGTAAAGTGAAGATTGAAGAAGAGAAAGATGGTGCCATCTATCTCAGGTTCGTATATAATGTGATGGAAACTACTTTGAATAAAGAAGAACTTGAGAAAAGTTCCGAATTCAAAAACCATATCGGTGACATTTTAGTAAGTATAATGTCACAAAACATTGACAAGGGAATTATTGATGAAGTTGGAACAGACTATTCTGAGGAATCTGATACAGAATGATGACTACATGAGGAAGGTTTTACCTTTCCTCAAAGATGAGTATTTTTCGGATAGAACAGAAAAAGTAATTTATGATGAAATCCTATCCTTCACAAACACTTATAACAGCACGCCATCTATTGAAGCGGTTACATTGGCCGTCAAAGAAAGGCGTAACCTCACAAATGAGGAAGTGGAGAAGTGCGAATCTTATCTTCAAGAAATTGAACAGTCTTCAAAGACGGAACAAAAAACTGATAACAATTGGCTCATCGACAAAACTGAGAAGTTCTGCCAAGAAAAAGCCATTTATAATGCAGTCTTAAATTCAATTTCAATTCTTGATGGTAAAGATAAAGCGAATGATAAGGGTGCAATTCCCAAGATTTTATCTGATGCATTGGCTATCAGTTTTGATAGTTCCGTTGGCCACGATTACCTAGAAGACTCAGATGGACGATTTGAATTCTACCACAGAAAAGAAGAACGAATCCCGTTCGACCTTGAATACTTCAACAAGATCACGAAGGGTGGTCTTCCTACAAAAACCCTCAATATCGCCTTGGCTGGCACTGGTGTTGGTAAGTCTCTTTTTATGTGTCATGTTGCCGCTGGTGCTATGTCACAAGGTAAAAATGTACTCTACATCACTATGGAAATGGCTGAGGAGAAAATTGCTGAACGTATAGATGCAAATCTATTGAACGTAACTGTTGATGATTTGGTTCAATTACCAAAAGACATGTATGACAGAAAGGTCAAACATGTCAAAGACATGACAACAGGCAAGTTGATTATCAAAGAATATCCAACCGCATCTGCATCTGCAACCCACTTCAGAACACTATTAAATGAACTTAACCTTAAAAAATCTTTTGTACCTGATATTATTTTCATTGATTATCTTAATATCTGTTGTTCTTCTCGGATTAAAGCAGGTGCAAACATCAACTCTTACACCTATGTTAAGTCAATTGCAGAAGAACTGCGAGGACTTGCCGTTGAATTCGGAGTCCCAATTGTTTCTGCTACACAGACAACACGGTCCGGTTTTACTTCATCCGACCCCGGACTCGAAGATACAAGTGAAAGTTTTGGTTTGCCAGCAACCGCAGACTTAATGTTTGCATTGATTTCTTCCGAAGAACTTGAAGCACTCGGCCAAATCATGGTTAAACAGTTGAAGAATCGTTATTCTGATCCAACTGCACACAAGAGATTCGTTCTTGGTGTTGACCGTGCAAAGATGAGATTGTATGATGTTGAACAAGATGCACAAGCTGGTTTGGCTGATGCGGGCAAGCAGGATAAACCTGTAAACACATTCGGTAATCGTGAGAAACCACAGAATAAATTTGGTGGTTTCAAAGTTTGATAACCTAAATATTTACATTTAGGAATGAAAATGGCCACCTCTGACAATAAAGGTTTTCTTTACGAGAGCACAATAAACAAAAATCTCAAGAAATATAAACTTCAAAAAAATAATTTTGTCCCCGCAGGTTCGGATGCAAACGCTCCAGATGCAATGTTAACCTACCAGAATAAAGATAACAAAATTGAAGTTAAACTGGATTTAAAGGTAGACTTTGGTCAAGGTTCTTTAGATTATAATGTTGAAAAAGAAAAATGGTTATTAGGTGGTGCAAAAACATCATCAGCAAATCAAATGAGAGAATTTTTAACCGCAATCGGTGTAGTTGATATTGTAAACAAAGAATGGGGGCCAAAAGGACCACCGAGAAAATATACTGTACCAACCAACCAATATAAAAAAGAAGATGTGGATCACGATTACAAAAATTTTAAAGATGTTTTTGTAAATATACCTAGAACAGCCGTTGCAAATTATTATAATTCTAAGAAAACTTACTACATTCAAATCGGTGGGTTCGGTCTTTATCACATGGGTAAAGATATTGCGAAGTTAGGTACCGATGAATTTAAATTACAGTTGAAATTAAGAATTCGTATTAAAAGAGGTGGAAGTATTCCAATTTACAACTATAGATTTACTACGGCCATTCAAGCCGTCAACGGTTCATTAAAAAAAACTATATTAGATTTGGATGATATTACTTTTCTTTCAGCACTATCGGCTAGGAGTAAAAAATAATGGCACTAGACAAAAACACCCAACAAATTTTAAGTGAGTATGATGACGATTTCGATTTCGGTTTCACCGCAACGGATGAAGAAGAATACAATTCAATCATTTCACAAAAAGATGAAACAGTAGAAGCATACAAGGCTAGATTGGCTGAAGTTGAAAAACTTATTCTACCGTTCTTAATGAAGTTATTAAAGACTTCTGACCAACCAATCATCAAATGGCCAAATCGCAAACCTGTAATCGAAGCACAAATTGAAAAGATATTGAAAGTAACAAGGGATTAAATTATGAAACCACTGGTGACGGTG